ATGCCCCACATGGCGAGCATCCAGAAGACAGCGAAAGGCTACCGGGTACAGATCAAGAAACTGGGCGTGCGCGACAGCGAAACGTTCCATACCCGGCGTGAAGCTGTGGAATGGGCAGCAAAGCGAGAGCTCGAAATCGCCGCCCAGGCCACCAAGCCTCTAGGGGAACAGCATACCCTACGGGACGCCCTGCGGAAGTACGCCGAGGAAGTCAGCCCCACGAAACGGGGTGCTAGATGGGAAGAGGTGAGGTTAGCGGCGTTCGAGGGCTACAAACTGCCCCTGGACACGCCGATAGGTAGAGTCACGGCGCAGCACATTGCAGACTTTCGGGACAGCCGTGGGGCCAAGGTGGGGCCTGCTGCCGTTCTACGAGAAATCACGCTGCTGTCTTCCGTCTTTCAGACCGCCAAGCTTGAGTGGGGGTGGATCGATTCCAATCCATGCCGCGATATTCGCAAGCCTGCCCAGGTGAAGCATCGGGAGCGGGTTCTCCAGTGGTGGGAAATCCGCCGTTTGCTGCGGACCATGGGATATCAGCGAGCTGGCAAAGTCACGTCCACCGGCCAAGCTGTTGCCATGTGCATGCTGCTGGCAATCAGGACGGGAATGCGCGCCGGGGAACTATGTGGCCTGACGTGGGACCGGGTCTATGCCGACCACTGCCACCTACCGCTGACAAAGAGCGGTCGGCCCAGGGATGTCCCTCTCTCCACCAAGGCGCGGAAGATCCTGGCCAGGATGAAGGGGTGGGACGATGAATATGTCTTCGGCCTGAAGACAGCCAGCCTGGATGCTCTTTTTCGGAAGTATCGTTCCAGGGCTGGATTAGAAGGATTCACATGGCACGACACCCGCCATACGGCGGCGACGATGATATCCAAGAAGCTAGACGTGCTGGATCTATGTAAGGTCTTCGGGTGGACAGACCCGAAAATGGCCATGAAGTATTACAACCCGCACGCATCAAGCATTGCTGCGCTCCTGGGCTAGATAACGCATCAGTTCAGCTCCAGTGATCCGGCCGTCCACCGGGTGAATCTTCCCCTCTCGGATGCGCTTCTGAAGGGTGTTGTAGCTGATTCCCAACTTCGCGCAGGCGTCCTTGAGGTGGTAGCACACCATCCCCTCAATGGCGATCATTGCCCCTTGCCGGGCGGCTTCCGTGAGCATCGCCTGTAGCTCGTGTTGCTCAATGTTCATGTTCCATCCCTTGCGTGTCGTCTCTAAGATGCGCTGTATGGTGCTGGTCATTACATGGTGATCTGTGTGGGGATAATGACTTGCTCGCGCCCACAACCTGGGCAAACGTGCCGGTACCCCTTCCCCGGAGGGACGTAGATGCCGTTCGGCGCGTTGTGCTCTTGGTGCGTACAGAATTCCTGGCGCGGAAGATCGAAGAAGCCGGACTTCTTGCGCTGCTCCTGAGGCACGCTGCACCCCTGGAACGGTGCGCACATGTTGGGCGTCTGGCAACGCATCATGGTTTTGCGGCAGATCATGTCCATCACCCCTCACCCCCTTCCTTGCGCTGCGAGTTGATGGCGGAGTCTGGATCCCATGCGCCGGGCTCATCCGTGGAGACAGGCAGCAAGCCATCCATCAGGTGTTCGAATGCCTCTCCCTGTGCTGCTGCGCTGAGTGCGTCCAGGAACCGCACCGGCATATTGAATGCGCCAGCGGCTTGGTACATGCATGCAGCGAGTTCAGTAAGCGCAATCGACCGCCGCGCCATCTTCACCAGTTCCAGCGTGATATCGCCGGCAGCCTGTGATAGCCCATCTGCGACAGCATCCATGTCTCCTTGCTCGATCAGGTCGAGCTGCCTATTTGTCAGCATCGTCTAGCTCCGGTTTGGCAGGATTCGCCGCCACCCAGGCGCGCGCCCATTTCTCCATCATTTCGTCCACTTCCTTCCAGCTCGTAGCATGGCGGTCTATCAGGTGCCATGCTTGGCCGGGGGAGCAGGTGGTCCAGTCTTGATCGTCGTCAGGCATCCTTCTCTCCCATTGCAGCAGCAGCGCATACTCTCGCGTGTAGTGCTAGAAGTTTCTGACCTTTGGAGTGCGCCATATCCCGCTTGCCATCCGCCGCGAGATACTGACTGACGGCAGATTGGGACATACCGATACTCGCTCCGATTTCCGCTTGGGTGACGCCTTCTGCCATGATTTCGCGGATTAGCTGCGTCCAGTTGATGGACTGGTTGTCCGGCATCTGCACCGCCTGCGAAACGCTGCAGGGCTGCCGGACCGTTGACGGGGCGCGCTTGGCGCGGGCGGCGTCTACGGCTTCGTCCAATTCCGCCTTGGTCGCCTTCTCGTTCCCTGTGCGCAAACCCCACGGGCACGACGGGAAGCGCCCAGGCGAATATGCGCCGGATTCGACCAGGGCGCGATACCGCTCCGAATCCCTCTCCCGCTCGGCGTCCTGGGCGGGGGCGTAGCGGCGCAGTAACTCCTTGGCCGCTCCGAGATAGTCCACAAAAACGGTTCCACCCGCGTAGGAATCGCGTTTGGTGTGGCGCTCGAAGACGGCGAAGATCTCCGCGTCCGACGCCGGATCCGTCGGCGCGTCCTGCTGCGCAATCCCGCCACCCTCAGAGCCAGTGCTGACGCGGGTTTCCGGGTGGTCAGAGGGGCACAACCCGCCGTCCTGCTGCGCGGGCTGGGCATCCAGTGCGACGACGCCGAAACCCTTCTCCTGCAACTCTTTGAGCAGCGACAGGCCGCCGTCGATGTAATCGCCGCCGGGCGCCTTTGCGGCATTCCTGCACGCCTCGCCAAGGCGCCAGGCGATCACGTTGTCGCATGGCTGCTCCGTATACGTGAACACCTTATTCATGCTTTACCCCCTTCCGGCTTGGCGGCGTCTTCCAGCGCCTGGATTACAGCCTTGACCGCTTCGCGCATGGGACCGCTGGTTTTCGTCAGAGCTTCGGCTGGCCCATACTCCTTGACCATCTGTTCGGCAAAATAGCTGTTCAGACTGGGGCCTTTAAGGTGAATGGTTCGGTTCATTTCTGTTCCCCTTCCTGCTTGGCGGCGGCCAGCGCAGCAGCACGACGCCTCGCCTTGTTCCCGCTGCCGCGATCGAATGACGGTATCTCGTCGTCCTGCTCCGGCTTGGCGGCGGCAAGGGCGGCGCAGAGTTCCTTTTGAACTACGTCGATGATTTCCCACCCACGGTCGTAAGTGATGGCGACAGGTGCCCTGGGAGTTATCGCGGAAAGTTTGTCTACCGCCGCCTGGATGGCTGCCCGCGCATCCGCATTGGCGGCCTGTGCCTGGGCGGCAGGGGCGGCATCGCATTCAGGAAAAATGCCGTACTCGCTCAGTGAGCCGCTGGCGTTATACGGGCTGCGCTTGGGCTGGGCGGCAGGTCCAGCCAAATGCTTACGCCACACGGTGGCAGCAGCGCGCAGATCAGCGGCCCTCTGCGAACCGGGCGCGCAGTCGTCGGCCATTGCGTCCAGCCGGTCTGCCACCGTTGCGCCGGGGTAGTCCGGCTGGGCCTGGGCGGCAACGGGAGCGGCGTAGAGCGGGATTTCGTTGTCGTCCTGCGGTTCAATATCCGCGTTGAACCGGAACCCGTTTTTGCGAATCCACGCCACCGGCTCCGCGCTCGCGGCAGGCTGCGCCACAGACGCCAGTTCATTCATGGACAATATCTGCCCGCGCCAGTGCAGGGTTTCGCAATCGTCCGGCACAGTGCAGGTGTAGCCGTTGACGGCAGGCTGCGCGGACGGAGCGGCGGCGTAGGGCGTCCCGGCCTCGCTGGCGGCAGGCAGGATGCTGAGGAAGTCCTGGCACAGAGCCTTGACGGCGTTCAGATAGCCGTCCGGTTGGTCGCTATTCCAGTCACTGTTGGCGTGGCGCTCGGCAAGGTCTACCCATTGGTCGTCCGTCAGCACGGTATTGTTGGTGTCCATGGTCTTATTCCTTTGGCTTGATGACGAGTTCAATTGGTTCTTCATCGTCATCGCAATAAGATTCGGCTTCGCTGCGGGACGGAAACAACATGTCGGGTTCGCCCTCTTCGTCCGGGTTCGACCACGCCACCGGCGTCATCTCCGCGATCAGCTCGGCGCGGGCCTGGGCGCTGCGTGCACGAAGCATCACGCGATATGCCTTGAATTGTTCGCCGGTTAATGTCCGATGCAGCAGGTGGCGCGCGGCTTCGATATCCTCGGGTGTGTCGGTCATGTCGGCTCCTTGCGGTCGATCAGGGCGCGGATGTCGGAAGCGGCGATGCGCTTGCCGGTGTTCTCCATCAGCGTGGCCGCTTCCTCCAGGGCCTGGGCGATGATGGCGCGGGCGAAGGCGTTGGCACGGTCGATGATGCCTTCGCTGGCAGTGCCATACTCATAGATATGGTCCAGCAGGGCATCGAATTCAGGCATTCCTGCCACGTTAATTTGTGGCTCGGTCATGTCGGCTCCTTGTCGATCAGGGCGCGGATGCGATTCGCTATCTGAACTGCGGACGCTGACCATGCTTGGTCGTAGTCGCTGTCCATGCCATGGTTCTGAGATTCAGCGATCTCGGCCGCATCCTCCAGCGTCTTGCACCGCACGTCGGCGAGCGCCTTGCGTACAGTCGGCTCGTCCCATATCGGCTCGCCGCTCATTGGATGCCGATGGCTGGGCGCCGGCAGGTCTGGCTTGTCAGCGGGGGTGTTCATCCGGACTCCATTCGATCAGCGGTTGATCGGCGCGCACGTACAAGGGATGCCTTGGCGATCCGTCCTTGGTCACTCCAAGGCAGCGTATCTGCCGCAGCGGCCCACCCTTGAATATCTCGTAGACCTGGCGCACTCGTTCCGGCTTGGCATTGGCGCCCCAGGCGAAAACCACGGTCTCATGCTCCCGTGCGACCTGACGCAGCCATATATCGTTGTCTGGACCGACGGGGTCGGCATGCTTCCACAGGTCGGCCGGGCTGGGCGAGCGCAGCGCATACAGGTTGACGACGGCGATGCCCGCGCAGCCCCAGCGGTAGGCGAAAGCCTTGCAGCGCCGAATGGTCGGATCATCCACGGTCGCGTCAGCCGTGCTGGGGTTGAGCATGACGAACAGGGCCGTGCCATAGCATGGCTTGGCGAATTGCGGGCCAGATGGCGCGGGCCGCGTAAGCAGATAGCGGTAGGTGCCGCACTCACTGATGACGGCGTTCAGCATTTCCCGCCCTCCCCAGCGCTATCCGACATGGCGGCGTCGATGTTCCGGTCACAGTCGCCGCCGTATGCCATGCCATCCGGCATTTCAAAAAATAGGGCGGTAATTCCGGCGTCGGCCCAGTCAAAGTCAACGCCAAGCATTCGCGCACGCAGCCACCGATACCGCGCCGCGTCCCGCGCATTCGCCTCATGATCAGGATGTACTTCCAGCGTATCGGCGTTGGCGTCCAGCAACTTGTTGCGCGGGTCCAGTACAACCGCCATGCCGAACGTCACGCGGAATAGGCTGCCCTGCTCAGCGGCGTCCAGGATAACGGCGAGCGCGCGCTGGCAGTCCCTTGGGTTGTCTCTGTCGAAAAATTCCAGATCGCAATCATCATCCTGGCCGGGCATGTACCCCTTCTCCAATTCTTCGATGATGCGGGATACAGCCAGAGCGGCCTCAAGGTCTTTCTCACTTGCGCGGGCCATTTTCATTCTTCTTCCTCCTGCTGCGATGGGTGGGCGGGAGCGCAGGCAAGCACATCCGATATCAGGCTCCGAATACTGCCGATCCGCAATCCTTTCTCCCCAGCAACGTCTATCCATTCCTGGGTCGGCTCTACCGGCACCATCTTCCATTGCTGCTCGGGATTGGGGGTGGCCTGTTCACGCAACCAAGCCGCCACTTCATCGCACAGCGATTGGTCGATACCGTCGCCGTCTTCGGTAATGTGCTGTGCCACGCGCAGTAAGGTTTCGGGGGTGGGTTTGCGGGTCATGCTCAATCCTCCTGCTGCCCCGGATACGGGAAGTCCCGGCCCGGCTTGCTTCTGCGGCGCTTGCTATTGCGGCTCATGGCTCACCTCACGCAGCGATGAACTTGCGGATGCGGGCTTCGAAGATCACCAGTTGGCGATAGCAGCATCGAGCAGCCTCGCGCGTAGGGTATGCGCCCACCAGCTTCCACCCTGCGCCTTTCTTGCGTTCCACGACCCAAATATGGTTTTGCATGGCTGGCTCCTTACCAAGGGATATCGTCATCAACATCAGCGGCAGCGCGCCCTTTCTCCTGCGCGTAGGAGGACTTCTGTGCGGGGGCAGCTTCTTTCTCTTCCTTCGGCGTGACGGCGAGACTCATGAACTTGCCCTTGTTGCCTTCCTTGATCCAAGCGGAGAGCCAGTATTCGATACCAAGGACGTTGATGCTTCCCCGGTAGTCGGGGTGCGTGTCCTTCTCTTTCTTGTCGTTTTTGAAGAGGACGCCGGAATTGGTGTTGTCGTAAGCCATGTGATTTCCTATGCGGCAATGCGGTTGAGTGTTTCGACTTCGGCGGCGACTTCATCGAGAAATGCCTGCACTTCCTTGGCGAGCATGTCGATGTAGTCCGGATCGCGGCCAACGCGGGTCATGAATAGCTGCAGCCGTTCAGGCATGCGCGGGTCATAACTGACGAAATCGCACCAATCGCGGCCAGTGATCCAAAGCTGCCCCTGAACTTGGGGGTAGTGCTCGTTTGGGCAGATGCCCGATTTCAGCGTCTCGATATGGGTTGCGGAGACTGGGCACTTGATTTCGACCAGCCCCGTATCCCCGACAAGGCCGTCAGGGGAGGCCCCTGCCAAGAGGGTTTCATGCTCAATGAACCCGACCTCTTGGACCTCATTGCCCGTCTGAGCCATGTAGGCGATCCGGGCAAACGGCTCCTGCTCGGTTCCCCACTGCATTGCGGCGTTTGAGTAGGATTCTTGGTGTTGCCCGGTCAGGCGCTCAATAACAAGCTGAGCCCGGTAGTTGCGGCGATCCGCGGCTTCACCGGTCTTGACCTTGGCGAGAATCTTCTTGAAGTTGCTTGCCGTCGCCTTCCCGAGACGCGCCTGAAACCAATCAATCGTCCGCTGGTCCATTGCCGCCTCCTTGCAGTTCCTTCATGCGGGCCTGGAAATAGGGGAGGTATTTCTTGCGCTCGTCCGCTTTCAGGGTGTTCATGACCTTTGCCAGTTCCTGAACGGTCGTGGCTTCCTTCATGGCGGGGTGCTCGACCGGCGAGCCCGCGGGGATCGGGTTACCTTCGCTATCCGTCGCAGCGCCCCGCAGTTCCTCCGGCAAGTCCTCAACGTCTTGGGTGAAAATGTCGGAAGCGCCCAGGGCCGTCAGAGTGAAGTCGATCTGCGCGCGCTTCTTCGCCATCTTGAGGACGGTATTCGCCAAGTCGGCAGGCTCTGTGCGCACCTGCTTGACCTGCAGAATGCCGTACCCCCGCATGGCCTTATCCCAACTGCGGGAGAACTTGATCCGGCGCCGGGACTCGGGGTAGAAATCCCATTCCTCATCGCATACGGCGGTGCGCCACTTGTACTTTTCTTCCCCGGTGGAGCATTCCCCTATGCCCTCTCCAACTACTGTGCCGGTGGGTTGGTGAAATCCTACGGCCTTTACCCGGTATCGAATCTCGTCGCCGTTGGACAGATCGTCTATTTCCAGGCGCAGCCCCATGTGGAAAGTCGTCAGCAGGACCTCTGAGCCAGCCTTGTACAGTGTCGGCTTCTGTGTCCCGGGTATCTTCCCGTAGTGAGTGTCTTCTTTCATGACTGCCTGCATGACCTTCTGCACGGCGTTGATACGCTCTCGCATCTGGTCAGCGGACATGATTGCCCCTTGGGGCATTTCTACAATGGCGTTCATCGCGTCCTCGTCTATCTATTCGCCACCCGAGCCCAATTCACTTGATGCTGGATCCGTTTCGAGTCCTCGTAGTCCCAATGCGAAGCCAGCAGGTAGCAGGCGAGGACTACGATCAGCTTCCAGCCGTGTTTCTTCATATCGCTCATGCCGCCCTCCGGTGCTGGATCGTCTCGGCGCGGTCTTCTTCTTGTTCTGCCTGGAAGGACTTCCAGTACGCCATCATGCTTGGATAGGTGACGGGGTCGTAGACTTCCACCCACTCGCCGGATTTGGTGCGGACCTTCTTGACGGCGGATACCGGGTACTTCTTGCCTTGGTATTCATCCGTCTCGAATTCGATCATCACTTCCAGATCGTCTGTCCCGTCACCCTTGAAAAGCACGTAGTGGGGAGTGGGTTGCAGATCAGTGTCCATGGCTATCTCCCATGTATGGGTCGGCGCAGCGATGGAGCCGGGCTATCTCGTCGCCAGCCTTTTCTATTGCGATGGCTGCCAGGGCGATCAGCACGCACTTCTCAACTTCGACCCACGTCAGCACGCCGCCTAAGATAAGAAAGAGCGTCACGTCGCTATCTCCTGTTCTATGACAGCCTCAAGGCGTTTACGCATGTCGGCGGTCCAGTGAGAGTTATCCTTCGCCAGCGCGTGGAGCAGTTCTGCCTTGGCAAACGTGTCCAGGCGGTCGAAGAATCCGGCATCGTCGATCCTGGCTGTCCACCACATCAGGTCATGGTGGTCAGCATCCCAGGCGGACGGGCAGCGCAGCACTTCCATGGCTTCATCTGCCGTAGCGCTGATTACGTCAGGCTCTTTGAAGGTTGGGAGGGCGCTCATGGTGAGCCTCCGATTCGTTCACTGAGAATATGGAATGCTGCCGCTGCCACTCGTGGAACCTGTCCATTGCCAAGGGCCTTAATTCGGTCCACCCGATGGGCCACCCCATTAGCCACTCGACCCACATCGGGTTCAGAAGGCCACCGGTTTGTTCTGATAGTGGGCGGCTGTTGCGCGCGTGAGTCGCTTGGCTCGCTTTCCCACTGCGCCAATCCCGGGCCGGTGGGGTGGCAAATATCCGCGCTGACACAGCCTCGATCAAGGTTCCGCCCTCTCTCCCTTTCGATGGAGTGACGCGACCACCTTTCGTCCCAAGACTGGCCGTTGGTGTCGGCCAAATCATCACTTCCGCGCTGAGCTTCGGCTCGCCGCGGCTGTTCCACTTCCCCGCCGTTCGCTCCACTGCGTCGTCCGCTACCGGCGTCTGCCAGAATCCAGATGCGCTCGCGCAAATGTGGAGCGCCGGTGTCGGCCGCAGAAACGACTCCCCATTCCGCATCAAACCCCAGCGCGGCCAGGTCGCCGAGAACTCGTCCAAGCCCCCGAGAAGTGAGCATTGCGCTGTTCTCCACGAAGACGTATCCGGGCTGAACCTCGCGAACGATGCGGGCCATTTGCGCCCAGAGCCCAGACCGAGCGCCGTCAATCCCTGCTCCGGCGCCGGCTGCACTAATGTCCTGGCACGGAAAGCCGCCCGATACCACGTCAACAACGCCTCGCCACGGTCTTCCGTCAAAGCTGCACACGTCAGACCAAATTGGGAAAGGCGGGAGAATTCCATCGTTTTGTCGTTGCGCCAGAACTTGTGCTGCGTAGGCATCACGTTCAACTGCGCAGACGGTTCGCCATCCGAGCAGGTGGCCACCGAGAATGCCTCCACCAGCGCCTGCGAAAAGAGCCAACTCATTCACTATGGCCTCCCATCCCCGGCACGCACCGTACCGACTCTGCGGCTTGGCGGGCTAGTTCGGTGTAGTGGATGCCGCTGCAAATGCGCTTCATATCGTCCAACTGCTGGATCATGTCTTGAGCGGCGATTCGCATGGACTCGATGCGCATTGCCATGTAGACCGCAATCTGCGGGTTCTCCTGCACTCGGCGGGTGAAGTCGGGGGGGATAGACATGGATGGCTCCTAGCAAGAGCAGGTGAAGAAGGACCCGCGATGGTCTTCCTCGACCTTCTCGCCGGTCACCGCTTCGTAGTGAGGCCAGAACTCAGCCGGGACACTTTCGCCTTCCAGCAGTCCGCCGAAGCACAGGTACTCGCCCCAGCCACCCTTGCGCTGGCTTTCCACGTAGTCCCGGGCGCCGTCCATGACGATGTGGTAATCCAGCGGGATCGTGGCGCACCAATCGCGAATCCACTTCTCGGACGGGTGCATGTTGGCTGTCGCGGGATCGACGCCAGTTTCGCCAGAGGCGGGGAACGCCGGGTGCTCCCAGACGTGACGCAGCGATGTGATTTGACGCGGGTAGACGACGAGCCAGAAGCGTTCACCCTTCTTCACTGCATCCATCAGGAAGGGGTCCACGATGCCAACCCCTTCGCCCGGAGCGGCTGCATAGGCTTTGCCGTCGCGCAGCTCGACATGGGCGCCAACGGCGAGCTTCACGCCCGCCTCTACCGGCTCTACAGCCAGGTGGATGGCATCACGCTTTTCGCTGGCGTCGATGATGGTGCCCAGGCTCGCCAAGGCATCGGTATGGGTGCTACGGTTATCTGCGCTCATCGTTCTTCTCCGTATCTCTGCTTCGTTGAGGGTTAGGCGGAGCGAAGCACCGCGTAGCAGCCGATACGGAGCCCCTTGGCTGCGCTATCGGCCTCATCAAAAGTGCGGAACGGCTTCGCGTACCGCACATCCAGAACAACGCGCCCGTCATCGGTAGCCAGAAAACCGGCCTGGGATCGCCCACTCACGGCGACGTAGAACATTTCTTCTTCTCCATTTCGTTGTGCAAGAGATTCAGGGGAGGGCGCCCCCGGATTCGAACCGAGGTGCGGTACCAAACTCAGGCGGCTCTAGACCTAGGATCACTGGCGCCGTCCAGCCGCGCTATGCCAGTTGATTGCTGCGTGTCCCATCCACGCCGACGCCCTCTCCTGAATCCCCTCAGTGCTGCCCCGGCGAACCGAGGCGGTGCGGGGTTAGACTTCGATGAACTCGCCTTCGGCGTTCAGCGAATACCAGGTGTCGGGCTTGATGCCGTCCTGGCCAACGATGGCGGCGCGGATATGAACGATGCGGCCGTAGTCATCACCATCCGATTCGATATCGCGGTAGCAGACGACGATGGCGCAGCCTTCGAGGCCCTTGGCGCGTCCTTGGATGCCGACCGCAGCGGCGACGGCATGCTTGCCCGTGGCAGAGGCAGCGCCCTGGTAGCCCGTGGCAGAGGCAGCACCCAGGTAGCCCGTGGCAGAGGCAGCGCCCCGGTCGCCCGTGGCAGAGGCAGCACCCTGGTAGCCCGTGGCAGAGGCAGCGCCCCGGTCGCCCGTGGCAGAGGCAGCACCCTGGTAGCCCGTGGCAGAGGCAGCGCCCTGGTAGCCCGTGGCAGAGGCAGCGCCCCGGTCGCCCGTGGCAGAGGCAGCACCCTGGTAGCCCGTGGCAGAGGCAGCACCCTGGTAGCCCGTGGCAGAGGCAGCACCCTGGTCGCCCGTGGCAGAGGCAGCACCCTGGTAGCCCGTGGCAGAGGCAGCACCCCGGTCGCCCGTGGCAGAGGCAGCACCCCGGTCGCCCGTGGCAGAGGCAGCACCCCGGTAGCCCGTGGCAGAGGCAGCACCCTGGTAGCCCGTGGCAGAGGCAGCACCCCGGTCGCCCGTGGCGGTGTCGCCTTCCGGCTTCGACCGACTGAACGTGTAGTCGATAGCCGCCTTGATGATGTCCGGCAGCGTCAGTTCAGCCTTGATCGTGATGCGCGAGCTGGCAACCTTGGTGTCGCCGCCTTCGCGGCTGATCTGTCCAGACTGCTCAACGATGGCGAAGCGGTTGCCCGCCGGCGCGTAGTAGTCGAAGACGTTCAGCGGGTACTCGCATGCATGGAAGCCGCGGCGGCAAGCCTCGATCTTTCCATCCAGTTCGTAGGTCTTGCCGATCTCGTACTGGAACGGCTTACCGTCCGGATTGCAGATCAGGTCTGTGTCGAAGCCCTTGTAGGCGACGATGACTTCTTCTTTGGGCTGGTTTGCCACTTGGCGTTCTCCTTCGCGTCGGGTGACGCGTATTGGTTCATTCGTCAGTCAGCGCTCCATGAACGGACTGACGGATGAAATTCCGGGATGCGCGACCCGCGGCTACTCCCGGCTTTCACGGCTCCGGGAATCGCGCATCCATCAACCGTCCGCAGGGAAAGCTCTCGCCGTCTCTGGGTATCGGTAGCCGTCGATCTTTGGTCAGGGGTAACGGGTTGCGCCCTGGGCCTAGCCACCTTGCGGTCATTGGCCTGTTCTATCGCTTGCTGGTTGTTAAAGAGCGTCGGCTGTCTTTCTTGCGGGGCCACCGCCGGGCACTTGGTGAGTGCGTGAAGAAAGTATAGAAAAACTAGACTTTATGGTCAAGAAAAACGAGACTCCCAAATCCAGGGAATCTCGACTTTTTTGTAACAGCGGTGTTAGTGCAGTGTGGCTAAGCCTACGCGCGCCTCGTGCGCCAGATCGGCCGCCAAGGTGATTAAGTGGCCCTGTAGTTCGCCGTCGAGCGCGCGGAACGGTTCGAGCCCTGGGCCGCTCGTAGACGCCAGTAGTGCCTCAAGCTGCTGCAACTTCTCAAGCGCCGTCTCGTATGTATCCAAGTCAATTGTGATGCTTGCCTGCATATGGTCCCCTCTCGCTGGACTGTTGCTCATCAGCGCCCCGCGGCGGGCCCTTTCCGCACAGCGCAAGGACAATTGCAGCACCGTTACACGCAAGGTAAAGCGGCGAGCAGCGCCAGAAAACACCCGCACTCTGCGAGTACCTAATACCGCACTGTGCGGGTACGCTGCGCGCCCATGGGACGACCGCGCGCGAATAAAGTTGCAGACTGGGATCAGGTGACGGTGAGGTTGCCACCCGGCATGCGTGACAAGATCAATGAGATAGCGGCGCAAAACGGCCGGTCCGCCAACGCCGAGATCGTCGCGCGGCTGGAGCGATCCTTAGACCCCTTGCAGAGCCCAGACGCTGAGGCGCTCCGTCAGATCGTGCGGGAGGAGGTGAGGGCGGCGTTATCGCAGGCGAAGCGCTGACGCAAAGACCCTACGCGTGGCAGGATTGGAGAACCATGGTTGCCTTGCAGGGCCGTCCGCCCAAGACTATTTCTTTTGCCAGCTCCAGTTGGCATGTTTTAGTCGCGTCTTAAGAATCACTTCCGGGACGCGTATGAGCTGCGCAAGGTGAAGATGCGCATTGACCTGAGGGAACTGGGCATGAATCGCCGCGTAGGAAGCTTCCAATGCGGGCACCCACTGATCTGGTATCAGGTATAGGCTAGCTCCTATCCAAGCGATTTCATCTACTATCGTCTGAGGGGCCGTACGAGTGAGGCCATTCCCAGCTATAAGGTCGTCGATTAGGTCATAAACGAGCTCGATAGAGTTGGTGGCGCTGAGGCCGTCGTCGTCAATGAAGCAGTGCATGAGCTCCTTAGCAGCTAAAAAGCGTGCCAAGCAGTAATTTTCGGTGGTGACTACGACTTCGCTACGAATCCTTCCAGTGTCTGGGTCCTTGTACTTCTTCACGTATGCATGAAGGAACTGATGCGCGCTATTGATAGCCCACTTGATCTCGGTGGGGCGACGCGCTTCGTTGGCCGCCGATAGCAAGCTCGCCGCGCCCGGCTCGAAGACCGGAATGGGACATAGCTCCGCAGCGGTCTTGGGTTCAAGCGATATGTTGTTTGCTTCGCAGACTTTCTTTTGAAGTCCAGTTGCTGTATTACAAGCCAAATTCCAATAGAACTGAACCAATTCTTGTTGATTGTCTTTTGCCATAAAAGAGAAAAGCGCCGTTAGGCGCTTCTCCAAATTTGCTTGTGCGAATTATTAGTGAAGAGCAACTTCTCTAATAATAGCAAGGATGTTCTCGGGGATCATAGAACTAGGTTGAGGAGCTTCCCTAAGCAACCCTGCGTCAATTGCCGACTCTGCAAGCAGCAGTTCGTCTTGAACGGCCACGCTAGACACGTCCTTGCCAGGAGAAATGGCAAATTTGATGTCAACAAGCCCTTTGGCAAGCTGGCCATCGAGCCATGCGTCAAAAGGAGCGGAGTTCATGGTTTTTCCCGGAAACAAGATGAAATGCTAAAAAGCTGGGTAGCGTAGCATGCCGTAGCGTCTATCGCAAGCACGGGGCCTTTCAGTACCCAATTCTGCTTCTGAGCCATTAACTAGTCAAGCAATTTGTTGGTCTAGACCAGCTATGTGGCCACCATAGCGTAACGCGGGTAGCTCGAAAGCCCAAAGGAAGCATGAGGTTGGTGTTTTATTCTCTCAATTAGTTCCGCCCAGGGCGCGTCCCTATTTATGCGCGCATGCTCCGCCTTGCGTTGTTGTTCCTGGCCAATAGCGTACATTCCAGGTGGGTAGCACGAGAGCCGAGCAATGGCCAACGTCAGGACTAACGTTGCAAACGCCAGAGCCATGTGGCTGGCCCGCCTCGGGTGGCTTTTTGTTGGTCGGTCACGCCCCATAGCGGGACGCCAGAAGCACCACGGCCAGGACAATGACTGCGGCTATCACCCGGTAGAGTCCTGCCTGCACCATTCGGCCCTTGAGTGTCGCTGGTATTTCCTTGGGGGTTGCAACGGCTCTGGCCTTTCCTAGATCCCTACTAGCAAGAAGGAAGAGCCCGGCGATCACCGGGCTCACAGCGAGGGCCAGCAGGAACCAACCGGCCGATGACCGGCCGCGGGTTGCGGCTAATTTGCCGACTACCGCAGAGAGGATGAGCCACGCCGCTACAAGAACCATCTCAAGCCCTCGAAGTTCCCTATGCAAATGCGCCGCTCACCCGAGTAAAGCATGTGTCTTCACAGCTTTGCTCCCGTCCACACCACCCTACCGAGGATGCGCACGGGGGCATCGCCTTCCAGCGGTATATCGCGGTACTTCTGATTGAACGAGCGGGCAACCCACTGGCCGGTGAGCCGGTCCTTTGCCAGCGCCTTGACGATCATCTTGCCGTCATAGTTAATGGCGTAGACCGCTCCTGGCACCAAATCCCGGAGCGTAATCCCCTCGTCGGGAACAACAAGCAACGCCGCACCGTCCTTGATCACCGGCTCCATGCTGTCGCCTTTGGCATACACAACGCGCCCGCGGCCACCGTCGGCACCCACAGAGCGTAGGAATGACCGGCGAAACTGGATGAAGCCGTTCGCCAATTCGTTGTCGTTCTCGATCCCATGTCCAGCCGCGAGCCGCACGTCCGAAAGCTCGGCCACCTTTTCGAACTTATCGTTTGCAGCCGGGGGGGATCCAGCAACGACATTCACGAGGTTCTGGTCAAAGGTAAGTTCGGCGAGCTCTCGCTCATCCTGCTTGGTTGTCGGACCGCCTTCCCATGGCGCAGGCTGACGTAGCCCCATCGGAAACTCATCAGCGACGTCATCCAAGCTGGCGACCCCACCGTACGGTTTCTTTGGCTTGGGGGTTTCTTGGGGGCTAACCCCCATCTGCCCCAGGGCAAGCAGGATTGCGCCTTCCAGCCGTCCTATCTGGGCGTCGGAAAGAGAACGGATAACGGCAGGCGGCACGCCGGGGAAAGGCCAGGGCGGCTCGGCCTTAGGCGCCGGGGCGCGGGCTGGTGTTGAGGTTGATGAAAGACCTGGAAGCGGCTCCTCATACCGGGTCACTTCGGCGATGCGGACAAGCTGCTCAAAGCTGGGCTCGTGCCGGCCTTTCTCCCAGGCAGACACGTTCCCCTTGCTGACGCCCAAGGGCTCGCCCAACTGAGTTTGGGTGAACCCTGCGTGTAGTCGGGCAGCTTTAATCCAGCTCTTGATATCCATGGCGTGGAGTGTAAAGAAAATCTGTACCCGCCGGGTCTACAAAAGCTTGACCCATAAAGTCTAGAGAATGTAGACTAGGCGTATGGACGAGAAAACCACCCATCCCTTGGACGAGGCGGCGAAGGTATTTGGCTCCGAGGCCGCGTTGGCGAGAGCCCTAAAGGTGAGCCGCGCAGCCCTGAATCAGTGGAAGAAGCCGGGGCGCCAAGTCCCAGCCGAACACTGCCCACGGATCGAGGCGCTGACCGGCATCAAGTGTGAGCTGCTTCGCCCCAGCGTCGATTGGGCGTACCTGCGCCGCTCAGGCAGGGTCCGCTCCAAAAAGTCAGCAGTGGTGCAGTGACAGTGCTCTTTCATTCGTCGCTCTTCTGTTTTGTTGTTGCGCCGCATCGTAGCGCCATAGCTCATCAGTAAATACGTTCGGAGACATACCCAATGAACACCACCGACGCCGCCTACGCCACCGTTCACGATTACCCAGGTGGCAGCGAGTCTCTTGGCCCGCGGGTTGGTATCTCCCCAGCCGTGCTGCGCAACAAGGTCAACCCGAACAATGACACGCACCACCTGACGTTGGCAGAGGCTCAGCGCGTAGCCTCGATGGCTGGTGACTTTCGGATGCTGCGGGCCTGGGCGCACGCCGAGGGATTCATGCTTATCAAGGCACCAGAGGCTGACCGCTCGGACAGCGACATGTCGGTGCTTGAGCAGGTCGTTCAGCTAAGTGTCGAAACGGGCCACTTCATGCAGACGATCAACAACGCGCTGTCTGACGGCAAGGTTGATCGCAACGAGGTGCAGACTATCCGCGAGGCAGAACGTGCCTTGCAGACCGCCGCGGCGACTGTGACGCTGCGCATGGAAGGGATGGCCGAGTAATGGATCGCCAAGTCTTCGTCCTATCCCACCCCCTGGCTCGCAGGAATGCCGCCAGGGCGTGCGCTGAAGCGCCACAAGGGTATCGGGTGGAGATAAAGCCGCGTACTCGCACGCTGGCCCAGAACGACATGCTGTGGTCGATCCTGACCGACATATCCCGGCAGGTTGATTTCATCGTCAACGGTCAACAGACCAAGCTCCCGCCCGAGGAAGTCAAAGACATTCTCACTGCGGGCCTCAAGGGTGAAATTCGCATGGCGCAAGGCATCGACGGATCCGTGGTGTTGCTGGGCCAGCGCACCAGTCGCATGACCGTGCGAGAAATGACCCAACTGATTGAGCTGGCCTACGCCTTCGGAGCAGAGAAGGGCGTCCAGTGGTCTCCTACCTCCATCGGGAGGGAATACCAATGATGTTCCCCAAGCCGGCCACGTGGCGCTCTGAAAAGCACCGTCGCAACGTAGCGAAGCTCGATTGCGTGGTCTGTGGCCGATCTGGGCTTACCCAAGTCGCTCATGCCAACTTCGGCAAGGGCATGGGATGCAAGGCGTCTGATGCGATGGTGTTCGCAGCCTGTGTCCATTGCCACCAATACCACGACCAGGGCGGCTTGGACCGTGACAAGCGACGCAGGCTGGAGGTGATCTACGTGGACCGTACGCGGGCGGAATTGATCGCTCGCAGTCTCTGGACGCCGGACGTTGAAGCGGCATACCGGGCTGCATACGAGCCCATGAAACAGGCGGTGGAGTAATGGCTGGGGACTGGATAAAGATGCGGGGCAACCTCTGGGACGACCCCAGAATCGCCCGATTGGTAGACCTGACCGACAGTAGCGAGGCCCAGGTCATCGGCGGGCTCTATTGGCTGTGGGCAACTGCGGACCAACACACTGCCGACGGCATCATGCCAGGGCTTTCGTGCCGACAAATCGACCGCAAGACAGGCGTGCAAGGTCTTGGTCAGGCGCTAGTTGAGATCGGCTGGCTCGCGGACCACCCTGAGGGCGTGCGCATCGTGAACTTCGAGGACCACAACGGCGCGTCCGCGAAGAAACGCGCGCAGACAGCAAAAAGGGTAGCGAACCATAGGAGCGGTAACGCAGGTGAAACGCAAGACAGCAATTCAAGTAACGCACCGAGCGTTACGGGTGCGTTAGCTAGAGAAAGAGAAGAGAAAGAAAAAGAAGAACCCCCCCCTACCCCCCCTTCGCAGGGGGGTGACGAGCCTGACGAGCCTTCGGCTGACAAACCCAAGCGGGAACGCAAGGAACGCTGCACGCTGAAAACCTTTCTCGAACGCTGCCGGACGGCAGGCGAGACGGCCATCAGTGGGTACAAGCCCTTGCTGGAGTACGTGGACGGTTCTGGTCTGCCGATGGAGTTCGTGCAATTGGCCTGGGACGTGTTCAAGGCTGAACACTCTCCCGGAGGGGCGAACGAGCGCCGGCAGCAGGCTGACTGGCGGCGGCATTTCCTGACCTACGTCACGAAGGGCTACTACCGGCTCTGGTACGCGAACGCCGAAGGCCAGTACAGCCTCACGACCGTGGGGATCCAGGCCCAGAAAGTCCACGCCAGGAGGGATGCAGCATGACTGCCGACACACTCGCAATACCCACGCATTCGGTCGAATCGGAGCAGTGCGTCCTGGGGGCCCTGCTGCTGGATAACCGAGCCTGGGAGCGGCTGGACGGCCAACTCTCTGCAGCGGACTTCTACCGGCACGACCACCGCCTGATCTTTGCGGCCATCGAATCCTTGCTTGACCAGGGGATGCCCGCTGACGTTCTGACGGTATTCGACGTACTAAGCGGGAAAGGGGAGGCAGAGAAGGCGGGCGGTCTGGTCTACCTGAACGACATTGCCCAGGGCGTCCCCAGCAGCGCCAACATCCGCCGCTACGCCGAAATCGTACGTGCCCACCGGGTACGCCGCGACGTTATGACCCTGGGGCATGACATTGCCGCCCTGGCGGTAGGCGGGGATGCCGACTCGCTGGTCGAACAGGCGACGGGAATGGTCATGGCATTGGCCGACACCCGCGCTGCAGGCCGTGATCCTGTCGCAATCGGTGATCTGCTCTCCGGGGTTTTGGACAGCCTTCAGGCGCGGGTTGACTGCGAAGGCGGCGTATCGGGACTCGCTACAGGCTTCGCTGATTTGGACCGCATGACCAGCGGCTTGCATGGCGGCGATCTCGTCATCATTGCTGGGCGCCCGTCCATGGGCAAGACGACACTCGCGGTCAACATCGCCGAGAACGTGAGCATGGCCGGTGGCGTGGCCTTTGTCGTCAGTCTGGAAATGTCGGCGTCCCAGCTGGCCGAGCGGAGCATCGCCCGGTTCGGGGAGATCGATACTCAGCGCATGCGTTCTGGAAAGCTGAGCCAGGACGACTACACAAAGCTGACCGGTGCCCTGGGTCGCTTGCAGGATCAGAACCTCATCATCGCTGATGACGCCGGCCTGTCCAGCGTCTCCCGGATCCGGCTTGCGGCAAGGAAGGTCCTCCAGCGCAAAGGGAAACTCGATCTTATGGTGATCGACTACCTGCAGCTGATGCGCGGGGAGGGCGGTAACCGCAACGAGGAACTTGGCGGGATTACCCGGGCAATCAAGCTGTTGGCCCGCGAAATGGGATGCCCCGTGATCCTCCTTTCCCAACTTTCTCGGGAAGTGGAGAAGCGCACCGACAAGCGGCCAATCATGAGCGATCTCCGAGAGTCGGGCGCCATCGAGCAGGACGCGGACGTGGTGCTGATGGCGTACCGGGATGACTACTACAACCCCGAGAGCCCTTTCAAAGGATTCGCAGAAATCCTGATCCGGAAGCAACGCATGGGGCCGTTGGGCGAGGTCTTCATGGTGTTCCAAGGCCAGCACTCGCGGTTCTTGGACGCCGACCCGCACAAAGTGGCCGAGGCGCGCAATTCAACTGTATCGAAACCGAAAACGAAGTACAGCATGTTGAAGGACTGACCATGACGACTTACCACACCATAGTTTCGTATGCCTTGACCAAGGTAGGGCCGATGACGGCGCAGGAACTCGCCGCGGAACTCGACATGACTGAAGACACCTGCCGCCGTGCGATTCGCCGGTCGAAGGAAGCCAAGAAGGTCTACGTTCACGACTGGAAGCGCGGGCCCCGCAATAGCTTCATTGCCGTCTTCGCTGCCGGCAACTGCGAGGATAAGGAAAAGCCTGCGGGCAAAGAGAGATCGCAGCAGGGGAACGGGCATAGCGGGCCCGGCTTACCGGTCAGGAAAGTCACCCTGCATGAGTGCGGCCTGAAGCGTCGTCCAGCCATTGAAGACATGATGAGGTCGGTGGACGTATCGAATCCCTTTGCGGTTGCAATGTGGAACGTCGCGCAAGGAGAGCGGGCTTGAAGAATTACGCCCTTGGCCGCCTGAAGACGGGGCAAATGAACAAGACCGAATCGGCCTATGCCGACCATCTAGCCCAGCTCCAAGCTGTCGGCGGGATCCTCTGGCACAAATTCGAGGGCATGACGTTCCGGCTGGCTGACAACACGCGGTACACCCCGGACTTTGTTCTGATGCGCCCTGATGGACAGCTAGAGGCCCATGAGGTCAAAGGTTATTGGCAAGACGACGCCAGGGTGAAGATCAAAGTAGCGGCCGATATGTACCCGATCAAGTTCGTCGCCGTGAAAGCCAGGGCAAAGAAGGACGGCGGCGGCTGGTCTGTGGAGGAATTCTGATGTGGGTCAAGCCAAAGGCAAGGAAGCTAGGTGACTTCTGGAATGTCTACTCTGACCACCACGAGGCCATGGGAAACACGCTGGACGAAGCCTACAGGTTATGGGCATGGCTGGCGGGTATCCCGGATTGGCTCGCTCATGGGAAGGCGCCATGAAGCCCCTCATGCGCTGGCAGATGGGCGACCCCGCCAAGGTCTACGAGCGGATAGAGTCGATGCGTAATCGACCAACCAGGTCAGATAAAGCCAAGCAGGGGTTGGAAGCGCTTTTCAAGGGAGATAACGTGGGACGAAAACTGGACATCCAAAGCCATATCACCGCAGCGCTGTATCAGTGGGGTGATTGGGCGCGCCGGCCAAACTACTGGGCGAATCTTCGAATTACTCCATTCTGCAATCTGCTGCCCATTCCGCAGCATCGAACCCCGGCGCGGGAGGTCAGGCTCGATCCCCAGTCACAGGCCGTTCACCGCGCGGTGCTGGCGCTTGGGTGCGCGAAGACACAGGCTATCCTCTATGCGTACTATGTCGCCGGTTGTGTATGGTCGGATCACGCTGAAAAGTTCAAAATGGCTGGCATCAGCAAGGCGACTTTCCATCGGCTTCTCGTTGCCGGGTCCACCATGGTCGCTAACGCGGCGAGTATTGCAAAACCACAACATGTGGATGCTGAAAACAGTTGTGAGACTATTTATAGTGGTTTAGACTGTGTTCCTGATAGGGTGTAGATAGTGCGCCTAGTCAGAAAGGAATCCGAAATGCACGGTGGACGCCGATGGGTAGATGCGGAGTACGAGACTACCCAGCAAGCAAGGAAGCAGTTCGAGGATCTTCTGAAGACCTCAGATTATTTCCATGATGTCTTGAATAGCGTTCGTGTTGGGGCCGGGGAGGCGATTGGATCGGTTCTCGCTGAAATCTACCGCGACCGCCCGGCAGAGGCCATCCAACTGTTGGATGCCATCAAAGCCAAGGATGTGGAGCGCACTCAGCTGGCGGCAGATGGGCCAAGCGCACGCGGCGCCAGAGAGCTTGTTCTTCGCGCTGTTGCTGACCGGCTCCAAGCTGAGATGTCAGGCACCGCCCGATAGAACTACAAGTCAATAGGCCCCGACATGGAGGAATCCAGTCGGGGCTTTTTCATTGGAGACTCACATGTTTGGTGCCAACAGCCCGGAAGACTGCATCTTCACTCCGAAGCGCAAGCATGGCCTGGGGCCTGTGAAGAATGGTTAGCCCAGTGCAGTGCCCTCGGGGGCAGGAAGACAACCCGCGCTATGCGCACCTGCCGAGGTACGTTGGTGATCGGCTGGTGGCTGGCCCAGGGCCGGGCGTTACGTTCTCGGAGCCAATACCGCTTGCCCCACAGCCCACGCAGCTAGACCGCATCGAGCAGAACCAGCAGATCATCATCGAGCAGAACAACCGCCTGCTCGAAGCGTTCGCTGCCCTGGCTGGCGAGGAAGAGCAGGAAGATCCAGCCCAAACGCTTGATGGCGAGTACGCAGGCAGCGAGCGGGATCAGAATCAGCCGCTATGAGTTACGGCAAGGGAAGAGGCGGTAGACCCTGGCGCAGGCTGCGTGACCAGATCATGAAGCGCGATGGCTACATGTGCCAATGCGAGAACTGCAAGGGCGTGAAGCTAGTAGCCCACGAGGTAGACCACATCATCCCGGTAGCGAAGGGTGGGACGGATCACCCGGACAACCTGAGGGCAATGAACCGCGATTGCCACGCAGAGAAGACAAAGCGAGAAGCGAATCAGGGATACAGGCCGAAGGTGGCGATCGGGACAGACGGATGGCCAAGCGCCAATTAGGAGATTCGCTGCGCGATATACCGAACCTCGTTGGCTACCTAGCGACTGAGAATGGAGAGATTGTCTCTGTTAGATCCGGCCAAGCCGTCACGCTTTCAAAGCGGATTCATAAGGGCTATTACGTCGTTACGGTCGGTGTTGGGGCGGGGAGTCAGCGGAGCAGACATCGCTACTTTGTGCATCGGCTTGTGCTCGCCGCATACAAGGGTCTTCCGCCAGCCGGTGAGAACATCGCGCGGCACCTGAATGGCGACAGCTTAGACAACCGGCCAAGCAACCTCGCATGGGGAACACACAAGAGCAATCGTGATGATGCTGTCAGGCACGGCACGACAGGGTTCGGACCGCTGGCGCCGCGCCGCAAGCTGACGCAAGACCAAGTTATGGAGATCCGGCGGCAGGCGAGTATGGGCGTCCCATGCCAAGAATTGGCGAACAGGTATGGTGTCGGTCGCTACTACATCCCGCGCATCGTGGCTGGAAGGAATTGGCCAATCACGGAGCCTGCGAGTGAAGTGAAGGCGGGGGTACCAGAAAAGTCTGGCCCTTTTACCCTGGACACCGGCCGCGAAAGTCTTTTTTCATAAACGTCCAGAAAAAAGCGGGACACAGTAAGGATTGAAATGGGCACTCGAGGCCGCAAATCGACGGAAGAAATCGCCGTCGCGGCCCAAGTTGCGCCCATTTCCAGCACTGATCGGCTCCCCGCTCCGGTGCATCTGACCGACGCGGAGCGGTCTGTATGGTTGGAGGTCGTCAACGATCAGCCAGCCAGCGCCTTTACGCCGGTCCACGGCCCGCTTCTGGAGCAGTACTGCCGACACATCGTGCAGGCTCGATTGCTGGCCGACGAAATCATGCATTTTGACCGGGCATGGCTGGCAGACGACGATGGTCTGAAGCGCTATGACCGCCTGCTGGCGATGCAGGAGCGGGAAGGGCGCGCTGCTTCCTCCCTGGCAACCCGTTTACGAATTACGCGGCAGGCGACTGCCGACCCGAAGACCGTAGGCCGAGCGAATAGTCGTCAGGCCAGGGCAAGGAAGCCGTGGGAACTGGTCGAAGACTGACCCGCGGTGAGCGAAACATCGCTTGGATCGAGGCGACCTGCCGGATCCCGGAAGGGCGATTCGTAGGTAAGCCGGTCAAACTATCGTCTGCGCAAAAGCGCTGGATCCGCGCGATTTACGACACACCGACGCGGACGTTCATCCTGTCGATGGCCCGGAAGAACGCAAAAACGGCCACCGCAGCGTTTTTGTTGCTGCTGCACCTATGTGGGCCTGAGGCGAGGCCCAACAGCCAGCTATACAGCGCTGCGCAGTCACGCGAACAGGCCGCGATCTTGTTCGCCCTGGCCGCAAAAGTGGTGCGAATGTCGCCGGATTTGAGCGAGTACGTAGTCATCCGGGACACCGCGAAGCAGCTTTTCTGCCCTGAACTGGGCACGCTGTACCGGGCTTTGTCTGCTGAGGCAAGCACCGCATACGGCCTTTCGCCGGTTTTTACGGTGCATGACGAATTGGGGCAGGTCAAAGGGCCTCGATCCGAACTGTACGAGGCTCTCGAAACCGCCTCGGCGGCCCAGGAGTCGCCGCTGTCGATCATCATCAGCACCCAGGCGCCGACAGATGCGGACCTGCTGAGCCTACTGATTGACGACGCGCTGACCGGTGCCGACCCGCGGACAAAGGTGGTGTTGCACACGGCGCCCCTGGACGCGGATCCGTTCGATGAGGACACGATAAGGCTGGCGAACCCGCACTATGACGAGTTCATGAACCGGGAAGAGGTGCGCCGGCAGGCGGCAGACGCCAAGCGGATGCCGAGTCGTGAAGCGGCCTATCGCAACCTGATTCTGAACCAGCGCGTGGAGGCGAGTAATCCCTTTATCTCCCGGACGGTATGGGAGGAAAACGGGGAAGAGCCCGAGAGCCTGGAAGGGAAGGCAGTCTACGGTGGGCTGGATCTGTCCAGCGTGTCGGACCTGACGGCGCTTGTGCTGGTCTCCGACGATGGCGACGTGCATCCCACCTTCTGGCTGCCGGGAGAAGGGCTGGCAGAGAAGGCCAGGAACGACCGGGTGCCGTATGACGTGTGGGCGGACGATGAGTTGTTGCAAACGACGCCGGGCCGCGCAATTGAGTACGAATACATCGCTCACTATCTGCGCGAGGTGTTCGACCGGTACGACATCCGGGCACTCGCCTTCGACCGCTACAACATGCGGTTTTTGAAGCCATGGCTGGAGCGGGTGGGGTTCACGGAGGAAGAGCTAGAGCGGTTCGTGGAGTTCGGGCAGGGATTTGTGTCCATGAGCCCCGCGATTCGCGAGCTTGAGAGCCGCCTTCTCTCGAAGAAGCTAAAGCACGGCAAGCATCCTGTCCTGACGATGTGTGCCGCTAACGCGGTGGCGGTGTCGGACCCCGCAGGAAATCGAAAGTTCACGAAATCGAAGGCGTCCGGCCGCATCGACGGCATGGTGGCGCTCGCTATGGCTATCGGCGTCATGCCGAACACTGCCGAAGCGGAGGATATCTCCGCGTTTCTGGCGGACCCCATTTTCATCTGAGGATCATGAGCGAAACCAAAGCCAAACCACCGGGGCGCTTCAAGTCGAGCGTCCTAAAGTGGCTCGGAGTCCCGATTTCGCTCACGGATAGGGCATTCTGGCGCGACTACTACGGCACGGATTCTTACGCCGGTAAGTCCGTGTCGGTCAATTCAGCGCTCCAGTTGTCCACCGTATGGGCTTGCGTCAACCTGCTGTCGCGGACGATTTCAACGCTACCGCTGAACGTATATCGACGCCTGGAAGACGGCGGGAGAGAGGTGGCTCGTGACCACCCCCTGTACGGTCTTTTGCACGCTCAGCCCAACGCCGACATGACAGCCGCTGTCTTTCGCCAAGTTGTGCTTGCGCATCTGCTTCTGTGGGGGAATGCATTCGTTGAAAAGGCATTCTCGGCTGGTCGTCTAGTGGCGTTGAATCCATTGCTTCCTGGCTGCGTGGAAAAGAAGCGCCGAGAGAACGGCGCATTCTTTTATGTCTACAAAGACCCGGTTAAGGCAACGCGCCGCGAGATTGACGAGCGGCACATGATGCACATCCCGGCGTTCACGATGGATGGGCTAATCGGCCTGTCTGTTATCGGATGTGCGCGGCAAATCTTCGGAAACGCCATGGCGGCAGATGAGGCCGCGGGAAGGACGTTTGCCAACGGCATGAAGGCGTCTGGTCTGGTCACCATGGACGCTCTCCTTAAGCCCGAGCAGCGCGAGGACATACGCCAGCACGTCCGAAAGGTATCCGGCGAAGGCGGCGTGATGGTCCTTGAGAAGGGAGCTGGATTCCAGCAGCTATCGATTAACCCGCAGGACGCGGAACTTCTGGCGACGCGGGAGTTTGGGGTAGAGGAAATTTGCCGTTGGTACGGCGTTCCGCCGCATATGGTGGGCCATACCGGCAATTCGACCAGCTGGGGCTCAGGCCTGGAGCAGCAAGTCCTCGGCTTCCTGACGTTCTCACTGCAGCCCTGGCTGACCCTCATCGAGCAGCAGATCAACAAGGATTGTCTGCAGCCGGAGGAACGGCGGGAAATCTATGCAGAGCATGTGGTGGAGGGCTTGATGCGCGCTGATAGCACCGGACGCGCCGCCCTGTATTCGTCTGCTGGTCAAAACGGCTGGATGACCCGCGAAGAGATCCGGGACCGGGAGAACCTGCCGCGGATACCGGGCACTGGCGTTCTCACTGTGCAATCGAACCTCACGCCCTTGGATCAGTTGGGGAAAACGCCGGCTGCCGAAAAGGCAAAGGACGCGATCAAAGAATGGCTCAACGAGGGCAAGACCGATGAAACGTAAATCCGCAGCGATGCAGGTTCGCTCGTTCGACTACGAGGTGAAGGCCGTCAAAGAAGACGGCCTTTTTTCCGGGTACGGCTCCGTGTTCGGCAATGTGGATTCGTACCGAGAAGTGGTTGCGCCCGGCGCCTTCGCGGAGTCCCTTGCAGACACCCGGGCGAAGGGGCGCACCTTTCCGGTCCTGTGGCAGCACCGCAGCGCGGAGCCGATTGGAAATTGGGACATTGACTCCCTCAAAGAGGACGAGCACGGCCTGTTCGGCGAGGGCGAGCTTTGGTTGGACGCCGCACCTTACGCGAAGGTAGCCCACCGGGGGATGAAGTCGAAGGCCATCACAGGACTCTCCATCGGCTACTACGTCCGCGAGGATTCGTTCGACGAAAAGACCCGCATCCGCACGCTGAAAAAGCTGGATCTGGTTGAAATTTCCATCGTCACGAATCCCGCGAATGACGACGCCCGAATTGATGCAGTCAAGGCCATGATCGCCAGCGGCAGCCTCCCGACGATGAAGGAATTTGAACAAATCCTGCGCGAGGCAGGGTTTTCCAAATCTCACGCAGCGGTAATCGCTAACCGCGGCCTGAGCCATCTGCTTCGGAGTGAGTCCGAGGAAAAAGCGAGCACTGAGGCGCTGATCCAGCAGATCGCGTCCTTCTCACTTCCGAAACTTTGAGGAAAACACTCATGAATACCGTTTTTGACCGCGCTATGCAGCGTAAGAATGCCGCCGAGCGTGTCGGCGATCAGATGGAAATGAAGGCTCTGGTTGAGGCTCTGGCCGCCCGCGACGCCGAAATCAAAGCCTTCTGCGAGAAAGCGACCTCGGAAATCTCGGCCACCGGCAAGGTTGCCAACGATACCAAGGCGGCTATTGAGCTGCTGGCAAAGTCCGGGAACGACCTGACGGCGCGCCTGTCCGAGGTGGAGCAGAAGCTGGCCCGCGGCAACTATGGCGGCGAAGAAGCCGTGAAGTCCTACGGCGAACAGCTGACGGACTCCGACGACTTCAAGGCGCTCGCGTCCAAGGGCCGCGGTACCGCTCGCCTGAACGTCAAGGCCGTCACCAACATCACAAGCTCGACGACTGGCACGGGCGGCGTGGGTGCTGCCATCGAGCCCACCCGAGTTCCGGGCATTATCACCACGCCGGACCGTCCGTTTACGATCCGCGATCTCATCATGCCGGGCCGCACCAGCTCCAACGCGGTGGAGTTTGTTCAGGAGTCCGGGTTTCAGAACATGGCCGCGCCTGTGGCGGAAGGTGGCTCCAAGCCGCAATCGGATCTGTCCTTCGAGCTGAAGACGACGACCGTCAAGACGATTGCCCATTGGTTCCGTGCGTCCAAGCAGGTACTGGCCGACATTCCTCTGCTACAGAGCTACATCAACGGCCGCGCCATCTATGGCCTGAAGTACGTCGAGGAAAACCAGATTCTTGCAGGCGACGGCACCGGTCAGAACCTTCTGGGCCTGATTCCGCAGGCTACGGCCTTCGATGACTCTCTGCGCAAGTCGGGCGACACGCCCATCGACACCTTGCGCCGGGCCATCCTGCAAGTGCGGATCGCCGAGTATCGCGCCACCGGCATCGTCCTGAACCCGACCGATTGGGCGGAACTGGAGCTGCAGAAGGACTCCACCGGTCAGTACATCTGGGTGAACGTGCAGGAAGGTGGGGTACAGCGGATGTGGCGCCTGCCGGTCATCGATACCAACGCGATGCCGGCAGGTGAGTTCTTGGTCGGTGCTTTCGATATGGCCGCGCAGGTGTTCGACCGTGAAGATGCGGCCGTCGAGGTTTCCACCGAAGACGCCGACAACTTCACCAAAAACATGGTGACGATCCGCGCCGAGGAGCGTCTTGCCCTGGCGGTGTACCGGCCGGAATCGTTCGTCCACGGCGAATTCGCGGCCCCGGCCCCCTAAGGCTGACGGAGCCACTGCTTCGGCGGTGGCTCCCACCCAGGAGATTGAAATGGAAGACGTGAAAGTCATCACCGTGAAGGGCTTTTTGAACGGCGGCCAGTACGTCCGCCGCGGGCAAATCATAACGGTGCCGGAGTTGCGCGCCCGGGAGCTGGAAGGCAACGGCCTGGTTGCGCGGGAGACGAAGAAGGCTCCTGACGCCGCTAACAAGATGGCGAAAGAGCCTCAGAACAAGGCGAAAGCGGCGAAATGATCCCGCTTGCTGAGGCGAAAGCCTTCCTCGATGTGATCCACAACGCCGACGACGAGAAGCTTGCGGTTCTTCTCAAGGGCGCAGAGGACGAGGCGCTGCAGATCATGAACCGGACGAAATTCGGTGTGCTGTGCCCGCATTGGATCGAGACGCCGGACGGGTGGGAATTGGTGGAGCCTACCGAGGAAGAAGTGATGCCGGACAGTGTGAAAGTTGCCGTTTTGCTCCTCCTGCAAGCGTCCTATCAAGCCACCCCGGAAGATGCGGAAAGGCTGCGCCTTGCAGCGGAAACGAAACTCGCGCCTTATCGGTGCAGCTTGGGGGTCTGATGCTTTCCCACCGACTCCGCCACCGCATTGCGTTTCAAGAGCAGGTCAAGGTCCAAGACCCGGACACAGGCGCAGTTAAGCTGACCTGGCAGAACGCCAGAATCGACCCCGACACGGAGCTTTCCAGTGTCCCGGCTGAAGTCTTGACCGGGCCCGGGCGGGAATGGGTTGGATCAGGCACGATCAACGCGGAAACGTCCGCGCGTATCAATCTTCGGTGGTTCCCCGGCCTCAAATCGTCGTGGCGGATCCTCTGGGACGGCCGAATCTACAACATCCAGTCCATCGAAACGGACGCAACGGGGCGCCAAGAGTGGCGCTTGCGCTGCGTGGATGGGCCCAGCGAGGGACTATGAAAGTCGAGGTGAAGCTTTCCGGCGTCGATGGGGTGCTGCAGACCCTCCAATCCCTGCCTGCGGAGATCGTATCCAAGCGGGGCGGCCCGGTGAAATCGGCGCTCGGTAAGGGGGCGCGGTTCCTCCGGGATCGGGCAAAAGAGAACCTTAAGGCGGCCATAGCCCTCCACGGAGACGAATCTACCGGCCTTCTGCTGGCAAATGTCATCGCGAGCCGAGGAAAGGCCCCAATGAGCGGGAAGGGCGAGCGGTACTTGGTGCGGGTCAAGCGCAAGTCTTATCCGAAGAAGGGCGGCGAGACCGTGACGACGCTGAAAACTGCCAACCTGCTGGAATACGGCTCGGAACACCAGCCCGCCACGCCATGGCTGCGTCCGGCTGTGGTCCAGAATGGCGAGCAGACAATCAACATGGTCACTGCCGAACTGAACAAGCGGGTTGACCGCGTCGTGGCAGACCTGGCTAAGAAGAACGGCACCAAATGATGCTGCCGCCGGTCTTTCGCACCCTGAATGTGCCAGCTGTCCGGGCGTTCGTCGGGAGTGATCTGCCACGCATATTCCGCCATGGATCAGCGCCGCAGGACGTGCAAAAGCCATACATCACATGGTTCTCCGTCGCCGGGCAACCCTACGACCAGATCAGCGGGCCTCCATGCGGGGATTTCGACTCCGTGCAGATCGATTCGTGGTCGATGGACGACGAAGAGGTAGAGGAAATGGCGACTGCCGTCCGTGCCGCACTGGACGCGGAAGGCATCGCGAATCGCCTTGTCCTTGATAACCGCGAGACCGACACAAAGCTTTACCGGATCGGCATCGAAGCCGATTTCATCCGCAGTAGGTAACAACCACCTCTTCCGTATGCCCGCCTTGAGCGGGCTTTTTCTTTTGGAGCTTCAAAATGCCGATCAAGTCTCAGGGCACAGAGCTTTACTACGTCAAACCCGGCGATACGCCGACCCTGGTCAAGCTGCATTGCCCCACCGGCATCACCGGCCTGGGCGGCGCCGCGGATCAGATCGAGACGACCTGCTTGTCCGATACCGACGATAAGCAGTACACGCGTGGCCTGGGGAACCCCGGCCAAGTCTCTGCGCCGGTCAACTTCGACCCCCAGCAGGTCAGCCATCAGGACATGTTTGCCCTTAAGGCGTCGGGCGAAACCCTCCAATGGATCATCGCTCTGTCCGATGGCACGGCGGCACCTACGCTTACGGGAAGCACGATTACGCCGCCCACCGACCGTACGAGCATCCAGTTCAGCGCCTACATCGCCGATTGGGCGCTGGATATCGCCGCAAATGACATCGTGAAGGGCACGCTCACCCTGCAGCGTTCCGGATCCGTAACCCTGACCCCGAAGGCGTAAGCGATGTTGGATAAATCGCTGTTTGTCAGCGCGGCGGTCCATAAGCGACCGGTTATGTTGCCGGATGGGACGGAACACTCCTTTTTCTTCAAGGAATATTCTGGTGCTGCCTATACCGCGCATCTGTATGCAAGCCGATCAAGCGATCCCGAGATCCGAGGAGGCGCTTTCGCCATCCTGGTTGCGGACAGCCTGTGCGACGAAGAAGGGAAAGCGGTGCTGACGGTAGAGCAGGCGAAAACGCTCAAGCCGGAAGTCCTGGCTGCAATGTTCGTCGTTGTAGAAAAGCTGAACAAGAAAAGGGAAGACGACGCGGGAAAAGATTCGCGGCCGGAAGCGAAGACTGGCTCTGGCACGTCCTCGCCCTCAGACTCGGCGGCCGAACAGTAGCGGAGTGGCAACGCTGCATGACCCGCTCAGAATTCGAGTCCTGGGCGGATTTCTATCAGCTTTACCCGTTTGATGACATGCACATCCACTATAGGCCTACCGCTTTGATTGCGAAAAGTCTTGGCGGCGGGGATATAAAGTCGATGATCGAATGGCTGCAACCTCCTGTTCAATCTGGCCCGTACTCGCAGGCAGACCTGAACACCTTGGCCGCTTTCGGCTTCAAACCAGAGAACTAAGACATGGCAACAGCCGGCAGCATCGTCATTGATCTTCTGATGAAGACGGGCGCGTTCGAAACCGACAGCAAGCGCGCGGCGAAGAACCTTAAGGATCTGGGCGATTCGGCTAAGAGAACCGGTGACTTAATCGGCACGGCCTTCGGACTTGGCGCCGTCGCGAGCATCGCCGGGGTGACGGCTGCCTTGAAGTCGTCCATCGATAGCCTGGATCAGTTAGCCGACCGCTCTCAACGGCTCGGGATCGATACGACCACGCTCCAAGAACTCCAGTTTCAGGCGCATTACGGCGGCGTGGAGGTTCAAAACCTTGACTCTGCGCTGACCATCTTCGCCAAGAATGTGTCTGCTGCCGCTGGCGGAGCAAAGGAACAGGCGAACGTTTTCAAGACGCTCGGCATCAATGTCAGCGACGCATCCGGAAAGGTCAGGGACACGAAGGATATTCTTCGTGATATCGCAGATCGATTCGCCGCCGTAGGCGATGGCGCCACCAAGACAGCCGCAGCACAAGCCTTGTTCGGCCGGTCTGGAGCTGACTTGATAGTCATGTTGGATCAAGGTTCAAAGGGCATGGACGAGTTCGCCCAGAAGGCCCGGGACCTTGGACAGGTTATTGACCAAAACGCAATCGAGGCCGCAGGAGACTTCAACGACGCGCTAGATGATCTGGCTTTCGCCGGTAAAGGTTTGGCGAATGTTCTGGCATCCAAGATAATTCCGCCGCTGACCAATTTCATTCGCGATATGCGGGAAGCTGTTGAGGTATCTCATAGTTTCGCAAGCGCGCTGGAAGTGAACATCCTGGATAGGCTCTTTGGAGATAGCGATCCGGAGAAAGAAATCGCAAGCGTGACCGCGCGCTTGAACGAGAACAGGGAGGCGCTCGCCAAGCTCAAGGCGGAACAGGCTGCCAATCCCAGCGGGGACTACACGAACGCTTTTGGCTTCAAGGAGAATCGCAACTACGCCGGCAGTATCGCCGCATTGGAGCAAGCGATTGCCGCCGGAGAGGCCCGGCTAAAGGTTGTTCAGAATCGGGCTTCACGAGACGCGGTCACGATGCCGGAAGTGAATGTTTCGGCCCAATTGCCGCCTATCGGGACGGGGGATACAAAGAAAGAGGTCGACGAGGGGCAGAAGCTTATCGACCAGTTGCAAAAGCAAGTCGATCTCACTGGCGAACTGACGGAACGTCAGAAGCTACAGATTCAGATTCAGCAGGGCTACGTCAAGTTCCAGACGCAGGGGCAGCAGGACAACGCGCTTGCCTTGGCGGATACGCTCGATTTGATCAACGAGCAGAACAAGGCTTACGAGGAATCCCAGAAGCGGGCAGCCGACCTGGCGAAGCTGCTGGATGACCTCTATCCGAGCAAGTCGGTTTCGGGTGAGTACCTTAAGGACCTGACGCTCCTTACGGACTCCCTGCAGGCCGGGGCCATTTCGGCGAGCGACTACTACGACGCGGTGGACCGCCTAGATGAAAAGTTCACCGAGACCGCGGACAGCATGTCGCAGTTCTCTATCCAGGCCGCCCGAAATATCCAAGACAGCCTAGGCGATGGGTTGTATGACCTGCTGACGGGAAACTTCGACAACATCGGCCAGAGCTGGGCCAAGATGATCCTCAAGATGGTCGCAGACGCACAGGCCGCTCAATTGGCAAAAGCGCTGTTTGGCGATTATGGGAACTCAGGTCAGATTGGCGGCTTAGTAGGTAGCGCCTTTGGATCATTCTTCGGGGGGGCTTCCAGTGGCGTTGCGTCCGCGACAGCGGCAGATGTTGGTGCGGCCGGTGGCGGCCTGATGTTTCTTGCTGATGGCGGATATACAGGTCCAGGCGGGAAATACGACGTCGCTGGAGTCGTACATGCTGGCGAGTACGTCATCAATGCGGACGCTACACGCAAGCTGGGCTTGGGTTTCCTGAACCGCCTGAACGGTTACGCGAACGGCGGTTATGTGGGCAACCCGCCCCCTGCCTCTGGTGGCCCTAATGTGCAGGTGAATCTGACGAATCAAAGCAGCGCAAACATTGAGGCGACGCAGAGCAGCGCTCGCTTTGACGGAGAGCGATACATCATTAATGTCCTTTTGAAGGACAAGATGAAGAACGGCCCGGTGAGCCGCGCGTTTGCAGGAGGGCGGTGATGGCAGTGCCTGACTTCCCTCCCTATGCGTGCATCCAACTTGACGGGTACAGCGAATCGGCCGATTTTGGCGTGATTCGGTCGGAAATGGACGGGCTGGCGAAGCAGCGCCCGCGGTGGTCCAAACCCATCGTGACGCGTACCGTCAAGGTGAAAGTGGGCGATAGGGCGAACAAGTTAGCTTTTGACGCTTTCGTAAGAAATGACTTGGCGGGCGGATCTGGCTGGTTCAATTTCACGGACCCGGTGGATGGGGTGACGAAGCAGGGCCGGTTGGTAAGCGGAACGGTCCAGTGGAGCACGCCCGGCCGAATCTGGTTTTTCAACGCTCAGATTGAGAGCATAGGATGAGCCGCCAGTTTTCCGCCAATGGCCGGCGCCAGCTCCTAGCTACGAGTGCCGACGAAAACCTCCTTGTGTGTCTGGAGATCAGCCATCCTGACCTCTCGATTCCGATCCGGGTCGTCCGAGACACCCAGGATCTAGTAGCGCGCGGGAACGTGTACACCGCCTGCCCGTTCGATATCACGCTGCCTGACGACATCGAAGGGCAAATCCCCCAGGCGACGATTCAAGTCGATAACGTTGGGCGAGAGCTAACGGAATGGCTGGAGTACAGCCGCGGTGGTCAGGGGGCGAAGTGTCGGCTGATCCTTGTCTATCGCTCAGATCCAGACGTGTTTGAGTATGACCTGACGATGGATCTGACGGGGATGAAGATCGACAACCAGAAGGTTTCCGGCAATCTGGGATTCGTCAACACTCTGTCACAAGTTGCAGTGGTCAAAACCTTCACGCCGACGGGGGCGCCCGGGTTGTGGTAGAGCATGGTAAAAAAGTGGCTTTTGGGAGTGGTTATGACCAAGCTGCCCTATGTCGGAGTTCTGATTTTGTTGGCCGGGTGTGCGTCAAAGCCAATTGATAGCGCCACGTTGGCACGCGCTCAGGCACCCATAGTGTGTGGTGATAAACAGCAGTGCGACAAGTATTGGCAGGCCGCGCAGTCCTGGGTTGCTACGCACAGTGGTTTCAAAATTCAATTGGCGAGTGACTCGGTAATTCAGACCTATGGCCCTCGGATGTACGACTACACCCTTGCATACACCGTGGTGAAAGAACCGGGTCAGTACGGAACCTACACGTTGAAAGTTTCCGCAGTGTGCGGCATGCCTGGGAACTGCCGAGCAGAAGCAATTGAGAAATTGGCGGATCTGAAAGATTACTTGCTTACTCAATAGACCGGCAGTCAGGAGCCGCCTTCGGGCGGTTTTTCGTATTTGTTAGACAAAAAGCGAATTCGATATTGGTGTGGCAGAAAAACTTGGTGCAGATATTGTTGACTGCACGGTAAGGAAGTCTCGAATCAACTTAGCCCCTCTTCGGAGGGGCTTTTTATTGGGCGGTAGGAATGCATTGGAGCGACAGATACCTGGGCGAGCCATACGTGCCGGAGGTGGGAGACTGCGCCTCTCTTGCTGCAAGGGTCGCGCGCGAAATCCTCGGCATCGACTGCGGATTGCCAGAAGGTCACGCGACAGGGCTATGGGAACAATCCGCGCAAGTCCTCGCCAATAAGGACGCGCTCGCGCAACGGGTAGAGAGGCCCATCGACGCCCAGCCAGCGCTCTTCCTCGCTCGCGGTCGGCTCGCGCATATTGGGGTTGCCTGTTTGATCGGCCCGGAGGTTTGGATTCTCCACGCGGATCAATCTGCGGGCGCGGTGGTGCGTGAGCGTCTAACTGCCATGACGAAATTCCGGTACAAGCTGGAAGGGTTCTACAAATGGCTGTAAGCCAGATGCCCGCGGTCGTCTCGTGGCCGCACGCCTTTACCGAGGAAGGCCGGCAGTTCGCTTATGAAGCGTTCTTGCCTGGGGAGACGCTGGGCCGCTATGTGCAGCGTGTTGGAATACGAGTGCCGAAGGGGCCGGGGTACGTCCTGCACAACGGGAGTCAGGTTCCGCACGCCCTGTGGAAGGGTCTTATCCCACGCCCCGGGGATCAGATCATCTTCCGCGCGCGGATGGAGGGTGGGGGCGGCGGCAATAAGGTACTGCGGACGGTGGCGCTGGTGGCTGTAGCCATAATTTCGGCCGGCGCCGGGGCTGCTGTGGCTGGTTCGGCGTGGGGTGCGTCTGCGGCAGCGGCAGCTGGCGTGAGTACAGCTACGGTAGGTGCGGCGGTAGGAGCGGCTATTGCTATTACCGGAAATATTCTTGTAAACGCCCTCATCCCGCTCCCCAAACCCAACCTCGCCACCACGTCAAACAGCAGCGTCGATAACTCCCCGAGCTATCAAATCCAGGCATCGCGCAATACCGCCCGGCAGTGGGAGCCCATGATGTTGGTCATGGGCGGACCAATCAAGGTTGTGCCCGACCTTGGGAGTAACCCGTCTACCAGCTACGTTGGCGATGATCAGTACCTATCGCAAATCTTCCACTTCGGTCTGCAGACCGATCTGGTGATCGATGACGTGCGCATCGGCGACACACCGATCTTCGACTTCCAAGGCGTGCAGACTGAGCGGTCTGGGCCGGACGGGGTGATCACGCTGGCGCCGGATAACGTCGATACGATCCAAGGCTTTGACTTGAATCAGCCGGACGGGTGGAACAGCCGCACGACGCCGGTTGACACGAACTATTTCGAGGTCGAAGTCGCGACGGTTTGCTATAGCCTGGACACTGTCACCGGGCAGTTCTTGCCGCGGACGGTGGTGTTCCAAATTGAGTACCGGAACGTAAACAGCGATACATGGGTCCCGCTCGGCTCGTACACCGATCCGGTGTACGCAACGCATTATTGGGCTCTGGGCGTTTATGAGGTTCCGAATTACGACAGTGCGTCTTTAGCAGACGCAACTTGGCACCAGATTGCATATGGTTCGCTGAACCAGAACGATCACGCGGACGGGGAGCAGTACCAGGTATGTGAGACCTGGGGCGGGGGCGACTACGGGACGGTCACCTCGTGTAAAACCTACGAATGGAGGTGGCTGCCGCATCCCATCCAGCTCGGCAGGCCCTGGCAGGGCATCGCGCCTGACCCTCTGATCCAGTATGTCACGACTGATGGCAATCGTCTGACCGGGGATTCAAACAAGCCGGTACGGTGGACGTATTCTGCATCGGTCCCGCTGGGGCAATACGAGATTCGGGCCCGCAAAGTCTCGGAAGACCTGAACACCAATACCGATTCCAACGTCACGTCGGTTACCCAGATCAGGGCGTATCAGTACACGCCAACCAATTACAGTGACCAAGTCAGGCTTGCCGTTCGGATTCGCGCGACTTCTCAGCTCAATGGGCCGATTGATGAGCTGTCGGCGACTTGCTGGGCGATGTGCAACCGGTGGGACGGTACGAAATGGGTTTATGGCCCTACGCGCAACCCGGCGTGGTGGTTCCTCTGGTTTGCCCTGGGAAAGCGTAACGCCGCTGGCGAAAAGGTGTACGGAGCCTGCATACCGGAATCGCAGATCGACATAGACAGCATCAAGGCATGGGCCGCCTACTGTGATCAAAAGGGATGGACGTTCGATTACATCCTGGCCCAGAAGATGAGCGCGCATGACGTGCTAACTATGATTGCCAGGGCAGGGCAGGCGTCCTACACCTGGCAGTCCGGGAAGCTTGGCGTCATCTGGGATGCACCGAATCAGCCCGTCGTCGCGATGATCGGCCCCTACAACATCAAGGCGGGGACGTTCGAGGTCAGCTATGTCGATGGGACTGTTGACGAGATCATTGGAAACTTCATCAACAAGGACCGGAACTGGCAAGCAGACCAGGTGAGGGTGCGTGTGCCAGGCGCACCGATCCTCAACAACCCGCAGACTTTCGATTTGGAGGGGATCGTAGACGCTGGGGTGGCGGGCCGCGTAGTGAACCTGCTCGCAGCGAGCCAGAATTTCCACCGGCGCCGAGTCTCTTGGGAAATGGACATTGAGGGGTACATCGCTACCCGCGGCGATGTGGTGCAGCTGTCTCATGATCTGACAGTTTGGGGGTACGCGGGGCGCTTGCTGGGCGGGAACCGGTTCATGCTCAAGCTGGACAGGACTGTGCCCGTCGCAGAGACCTTCGGCTGGATGTCTCTTCGTACGCCTGGGAACGTGTTTATTACGTTTCAGGTGAGCGGGCCGGACGGGGCCGTTGGAGGGGAATACGACGAACTTTACCCTATCGCTCCGTTGCCAGAAGACTTCCCACTGCCCGGGCAAGGATACTTTGATGGTGCCGTGTCGATGGATTGGGCATGGCAGTTCGATCCGCTTGCTACGCCCGGTCGGCGCTTGAAAATCGTATCGGTGCAACCCACGAGTGACGATGGGGTTAGGTTTGAAGCGGTGGACGACGACCCCGCCTACTACGCATCAGAGGCGAACCCGTATATCTATACCCCGCCACGCGACGGGTCACTTCTGCGCGGTGCCGTCCTCTCGATTTCGTTCGAGGAGAACATAGTTAACGTCGCGGGAGACGGAATCGAGTTGCGCATAGACTGGGTTGCGACCTCCGCAACGAGGTTTTACGTTGATCTGCGTGTCAACGGGGCGCCCAGGCCGACAATTAGCGCAACTGACCCATATACGACCATTCAGGTGCATACCGGCGACACGGTAGATGTGACGGTCACACCGGTAAGCGCAACGGGGTTGGGGGGCGCGAAGTCCGCTTCGAGGTCCGTTTTGGGGCAATTGGCCCCACTCCCCGCCGTGACGGGGCTAACGAGTGTTTTCCGAGACGGCCTAACGGTGTTGCGATGGGATCCGGTTTCCGATGTTCGAAATCCTCCCTATGAGGTCCGTTATGGGACCAGTTGGATCAATTCGCGTGAAGTCGCTGTCACGCCGACGAACGAACTGCTAGCGATAGGAAATGGTCGGTATTTCGTGGCGGCTCGGTTTGTGGCGTCTAACGGTTTGGTCGTATACGGGGCGGCTGATAGCCTCGAGATTGAGGGGGCGACGCTGGTTCGGAACGTGCTGGTTACGGTGAACGAAGCGCCGGCATGGACAGGCGCTACCTCCGAGTCAGCGTTTATCTTTGATGACGAGCTGACCCTCGTCGCTTTGGGTGACATTCTTAGTGCGTCCGACATCTTCCAGCCTGATGACGTGCTTTGGTATGGCGGCGTGGCGAGCCGTGGGACCTACCACACCGACGGGGGGAATGTCGTCGATATTGGGTACCCCGCGCCCGTCCGTGTTGACTTCGCGATCTCCGCCTACGCGTTGAATTTCAATGAGAACGTACTCGCTATGGCGGACGTTCTGGACGTAGGGGACATGCTGGATTCCTCGAATCAGCAGCATTACAAGGTGCAGCCTCAGATCCGGACAGCGATCAACGTCGGCGAATGGGGAGACTGGGCGGATTATGTGCCAGGGCTGCTGAACGCGCGGTTCTTCGACGTGCGATTGGTGCTAACCACCGACAACCCACTGATAGTGCCATTTGTCCAATCTTTCTCCTGGACCATCGATGTTCCCGACATGATTCAGAGCGGCGTGAACATCATTGTCCCGGCGGACGGCATGCGGGTGACCTACCAAAAGCCATTCCACGCGAAACCGAACGTTCAGATCACCTGGCTAGACGCTGTGGCTGACGACCGGTATGTGCTCACGAATCAGGACCCAACCGGGTTCAACATCCAATTTTTCAACAACTCCACGCCCGTAAGCCGGGTGATGAATCAGTTTTCACAGGGGTATTGATATGACGCAACAGACGATCCAGGTAAGCACAACTCCACCGCTTCCAGGGCTCCAATTGGTCCAGCAGGTCAATGGGGCGCTTTCAACCATTGCGACGGACTTTGCGGGCGATTCTGATCCAGCCGCACTGGCCGGCCCTCATATGACTTGGGCGGATACAGCGAACCTCCTTCTCAAGAGGCGGAACGCTGCGAATACCGCTTGGATCACCGTCAGTAATCTGTACCCTCGCGCCCTGACGGACGACCTGATAGCGGGGACCAACGACGACAAGTTCGCTACACCGGCTGGTTTGAAGTCCGGCTTCTCGGCCAGTTTCACGGCGAATGGGCATATTAAGTTGCCCTCGTGGCTGGGCGACTTCCAGATCTGCTGGGGCAACCCCACGACCACGAGCAGCGGTGGGATTGCGGTGTCCTTCTCCCGGGCCTTCACCGCGATTATGGCAACCGTCGCCACAGTGAACGCGGCGGGCGTTTACCCGCTTTCGGTGATGACTTCGGCCAGCAACACCACCGGTACCTTCTACATCGTAAACACTGGAACGGGGGGTGGCCATTCGGGGGCTCTCTGGTTCATCGCATTTGGGAAGGGTTGACTATGCCTTTTTACTCGCCATCCACCAACGGTTTTTACGACGGTGGATCCATCCCTGGGGATGCCATCGAGATCACGAAAGAAGAGCGCACCGCACTTCTCGACGCCCAGTATCGTGGGAAGCTGCTACAGGTCGTAGATGGGAAGGTCGTTGCGGCTGACCCGGTCGGCCCGAGCCTTGACGACCTTAAGGCGGAGAAGTCTGAAAAGATCACGGCATCGTGCCTTGCCGCCATCGATTCGGGCTTCGACTACGGCGGGCACCGCTATGATTCCGATCTCGTCAGCCGGACGAACATCATCGGCACGGCCACTGGAGTGCAGGCTGGCATACCGGTACCCGCAGGCTTCACATGGCGCACGTCCGACAACGAGAACGTCCCTCTCGACGGCCCTGGCGTCATCGCACTCGGTGCTGCGCTCCTGCAGCACGTCAACCAGCAGTACGCGCTTTCCTGGCAGTTGAAGGCACAGATTGAGGCGGCCACGACGGCAGAAGAAGTAGCGGCCATAAGTTGGCCGCCCGGCGGCTCGCCCACGCAACCCTGACAACCCGCTTCGGCGGGTTTTTTTACGCCTGGAGATAGTGAATGGCAGAAGAGCCGAAGGAAGGATGGTTGGTAAGCGCGAAGGTGTTGGTTTCGATGGTCGCTTCGGCGTTCGTCATCCTGGGCAGTGTCTTGGGAGGCTGTGGGTGGGTTATTGGCCTGTACAACGGGATGGACAAGCGTTTGACCATCGTAGAGGCCAGCAACGCGCGCATGGGTGACGACATTCGCGACATCAAGACCATGCTTAGCCAGCTTCTGATGAACCGGGCGGATAACCGGCCTGAAACGCGGGGGTGGACGAAATGAGCTTCCGGATCCGACTTGTTGAGGGGTGGCAGGAGCTGCATAAGAAGTCCAGCGTCATCGCGGCATCTTTCTTCGCCGCCCTGTACGCCTTGGGGCCTACTTTGATCGACGCTTGGAACATGGTGCCGTCCGACTTGAAGGCGGCACTGCCCGAGGGGACCGCCCGGTGGATATCCATTGCGGCTTTCGTCCTACTTGTCCTGTTCCGGTATACGAAGATCGAGCGCAAGAAGGGGGGCGGGGATGGCGTCGTATGACCTCGCTACCTTGCAAGCCGAGCTGATGCGGGATGAAGGTGAGAGGCTGAAACCCTACCGCGACACAGTGGGCAAGCTGACCATCGGGATCGGGCGCAACTTGGACGATGTGGGCATAAGCCATGATGAAGCACTGATGCTCCTAGCCAATGACATTGTGCGCGCGGAAAGATGGCTTGATAGGAACCTTCCATGGTGGGGGAGTCTTGATGGCGTTCGTCAGCGTGTGATGGTCAATATGGCTTTCAACCTGGGCGGCAGGCTACTGACGTTCAAGAACACGCTCGCCGCCGTGCAGCGGCGCGACTGGAAGGCCGCCCACGATGGCATGTTGGATAGCCTATGGGCGCGCCAAGTCGGGCAACGCGCCAATCGGCTTGCCCACATGATGCTTACAGGAGAGACGGCATGAGCGCCTTGATTGGCATGTTGGGGTCGATCTGGCCAGCCCTGGTAGGCGTCTTCGGCCTCTTGGCCGGCGTGGTCCTCAGCTACTTGGGGCGAAAGTCAGCGCAGGTGCAGGTCGCCCAGGCTGCACAGAAGGCCGCGGAAGCGGATGCGGCCATGGAAAGAGCCAAAGCCCAAACCGCCGCGGTCAGAGACGCCGAGGCCCAGGCCAACGCGTCTGCCGCTATGGCCGGGGCGCAGTCCATGAAGGAGCGTGCAAATGTGGAAAACGATGTGGCGTCCTTGCCTGCTGGTGCTGCTGCTGAGCAGTTGCGCAACGAGTGGTCAGCTGGAAACGCCGGATCCGGTGCAGCCGGAAGTGCAGGTAAAGACGAGAGTCATTGACACCGGTTGCACCTGGGCCAAGCCGATTTACGTTGATCCGGCCGATGTGCTGACGGATGGAACCGCTCGGCAGATCCTGGCACACAACCTTGCTGGGGCCAAAAATTGCGGCTGGAAGCCGAGGAAGTAACTTCTTCCGGCTGGAGCCGAGTTCCGGCCTCAGCGCTTCGGATATCGGTACTCCCGCCGCGTTTTGAAGCTACCGTCGTATTCCCAATAGACGCACCCGGTCTTGGTGGTAGCCTGGATGGCGATGCTTCCCTTCTCGCGGCGACAGACGGTGTGGGCACCGCCTCCGACCATTTCTCCCTTCCAGTGCTGACAAGCGAAGCAACCCCCTGGGCGGTGGTCTGCCTGCATGAAATGGCTGTGTGACAT